TCGGGGGTGGTTTCCCCGCTCCCTACCGCAGCAGTAATCCCTTCTCTCTGGAAGGTTGAGTCAAACATTTGACCCGTAACACCTAGACCTTCAGCCGATCTTCTAAACCCTTCAAATTGTTCAGGAGTAAGGTTTCTTTCTTGTGCCCTTTGCTTTACTTGATCAAAAAGTTCACGGCGCATTGTCCTGTTAAACTGATCTGCGGAAACTCCAGATTTTTCTGCAAACTCGCGGGATAACACCCCCCGTGCCCCAACCGCATCTGGACCACCTAAACCCTCTCTTGCAAACTCAAACAACTGACGGCGAGACGCGGCGTCTGTCTTCCCATAAAACTCTGGGAGGCGACCTTGTCGTACTTGTTCCGCTCTAATGTCCGCTAAAGGGTCTTTACTAAATCTTGAGAGATCTTCAGGGGCAACCCGCGCTCCCCTTTCATCGACTGGAGTTGCAAGGGGGGCAGGTAGAGGTTCTTCTCTTGTACCATAACGTCTATCGAAAAGAGGCTTCAAAGGAGCTGGGCGCCCCGCCCCGCCTACTCTTGCCTCACTTTCACGAATAAGATCTTGGGATATGCGTTGGCGCATCCGATCTTCTAGACGCTTTACAGCCTGTGGGTCTCTGGCAATTATTCCCCCACGAGATTTATCGGCTTCTAGCAACCTATTAACCCGCGCAGGGATTTCGCTGTAAGCTTTTTCTAAACGTTCTTCTAATGCAGGAAATGAAAAACGTTTTTCTAATTCAGACGACATGATTACCAAAGGTGTTTGCAAGCCCAATAGCGGGCAGTTGTTTTATCTTTTGCAGTTTTGCAGTTATGCCTCGCTCTAAAATTAGCGCGGCGTTTAGGGTCTTTATGTTTTCGAAAATCGCTGTAGTCACGATGCCCATACGAGACTTTTTTAATCTTGTCGCCTTGTTTGCCTAATACGACGAATTTTTTCTTCGAACCTTTAGGCGCTCTTTTAGGCTTATTAAACCCAGCATAGGTCTCTCCCATATATTGAATTCTACCAGAAGGCAGGCGCTTAAATCTTTTTGCAGCCACAAGGTATAAATTACCTTTTTACCTTAAAAATGTCAATTGTAGCAAAAATGCAGAAGGGCAACCAAAAACTCCCTCTCAGAATTACTTGGTACTGATGATAAGATCATTGGTACCATATGTATTTGGGGAAGACTTTTTGAGTTCGGGTCAGGAAAGTAAACTCGTATCGGTGTTCTGAAGAGCCTTACCCAGCGACTCAATTGTAACCCGTTTCCTGAACCCCGTACCCTGATCGTCTTTCGGTGGATCAACTGCCACGAGTCCTAGTCGTTGGCGCGCACAGTCCAGCGCAAGGAATGCTGCGTCAGCCAAGTCAGGGCTTCGGCCAAAGCGTGACTTGAAGTCTGGCTTGGATTCAATTTTCACTTTAAGGGAACCAGTTTTGATCATATCGTAATTACGAGCGCACATCTCTTGAGCAAGGTCAGAGCTAATCCCATAGATCTGTCGGGTCCGCATGAGTTCCTTACCCACGAACCACAATTCAGATACGCGGTTCATGTAAAGTTCTTCTCCTGTGAGCTGGCTGTTCATCGACACCCTCTTGTCAGATGCTTTACCACCAAACGTTACCCTCATAAAGTTAGGTGACCACTCACCCGCCAGCACATCGCAGAAAGGGGCACCCGCACCAGTGGAGTCCACCGCTACATTCTCAGGACTGACTCCCTTTCTCTTACAATGGTCAACAATCTGCTGAACAATCTGGTAAGTGCGCGGCACCGCCTTGTTTGTTGCATCATCATTAAGGTGGATCGCATCAGTAAACTGGCAAACGTACTGCCCATTTCTGGCATAACCCACCTCAGCAATCGACAAGATCGTCCGGTCGCCCCCATTTGTAAATGCAGGGTCAATACCAGCAACCATTGTGGGCTTGCCCTCCCACTCTACCTTACCCATTGCCCCACAGTTAGTTAGCTCAGATTCGGCATAAATGCCCGTCGTCTCATCACTATCGAAAAAGATAGCCCTGACCATTCGCATGTAGCCTCTTGATTCCGGCCCTAGTAGTATTCGGTCCTCCTCTAGCTTTGCCGCTGTTGGAAGCCAAGGGTATTTAGTTTCACCTAAAAGGACGTTGGGGCTTCGCTCTCCATCTAATCTAATATATTTACCACCCCACTTGGTATCCCACTCGTCGGCTACTTGTGTATCCACAGACTCCCAGCCGTCTTTCGGTTCGGACCAGACCCCGAAAGCGTCGAAACGACTGTTGGGGTTAGCCATCCCAATCATCTGGAAATGGGGGTTTTTTGATAAGTTAGTCAAGCCCGCCTGAAGAATGGCCTGAGACAGCTCAGACAGCTCATCCCCTACTAAGATAACTCGCTTCTGTTTTATACCAATAAACTTACCTACCGCTTCACGGGTCTTGGACTTTTCAGCGGCGATAAGAGACAAGCCTGCTCGCTCAATCAGGTTTTCTTTCTCATCAACATACGCAGCATTTCCAATTGAATCCCGAATCTTGATCGGGGCACCGTCAATCACTGACAGTAGCGATATAACAGATCCCCATATACGCTTACGTGCTTCACGCAACGTAGTCGAAGTCATCAGGATAAGAGTATCGCGCGGCTGGGATAACCAGTTCACTATCCCCCAAGCAGCCATTGTGTGTGATTTACCGGATGAGGCTGATCCTCCTATGGACAAATACTTGTTGTGTATAGCCGCTCTGATCATTTGCTCTGCCCAAGGATGGCGCACCATCATAGGTTCTGGCAGATCGTCATGATTCCATAGCTCATCACAGATCCTCCAGAAGTAATACTCACGAGCTATAGGGCGGGGGTGGTGAGCAAAACCATACAACAGTGCCGTTATTAAACTTGTAGGAGGAATTAACAATCCCCCCACATCCATCTTTTTTGTTTTAGGATCGATGCGCGGTTCTATAACACGCTTGCGTTTGGTCGGGTCGGGCGGCATGATGGAACTAGATAAATCTACTGAATTTAAGATGGCAGACAAGAACGAAGGCAATACTAAAGTAGTTCAAGAGGCTTTAAGACTAAACGCCGAAGGGATGACTAACGCCGCTATTGGCCGGAGGCTAGGGGTCCATCAAGGAACAGTGCGCCGTTGGTTCCGCAAACTAGGTCTCCCACCAAAAAAAGCGGGGTTTAAATTGCCAGAGTCATCTCCTGACAAGGATGCTTTAAAGGAGAAACTAGAAGTCCATCTCGATGACATGACCAAAGAAGCGGCCACTGAAGCCAAATTGGTTGCCTCTAAAGAAGAGGACAAACTCCTTGCAGAAATAGCGGATTCTCAAAATTCCCCTGCTGATAAATACCAGCATTACGTTGCCGCCGCTGGAATTAAGCTTTTGCGAGACAGCATGAACCTAGTGCGCGGGCCGAGAACGATACGAGAGATGTCCGAACTGGATCAATTGATTCGACGCAACCTTGGGCTTAACGCCAAAACAGGTGGGGGCGGGGGCAGAATGCAGATAGATATTTCAATTTTAAACAACTCTACTGATCAAGACGGCAAAAAACGGGTATCCGATAAACCGATCATCGACGTAGAGGAAACCAAGAAGAATGAACTGGAGTGATAGGTTTTCTTTAGATTTTAACGGGCCTGAAGATGTTGAAGGCCATTACGCAATAACAATCCTCGATGAACTGGCTGAAGCATATATGGGAGTGATACGCCACCCCAATGGCCCACCTATTTCTTGTTACAGTCACGAACTGTCGGCACACATCTTATCTAAGAAATGGCACATCACAAAAAAGTCGGCTTCTAATTTAATTGACTATATTGCCCAAAACGCTAGTGGTGATAGCGCACCTGCGTTTTTAAAAACCTGATGCCCGATGTTCCAGCAACGCCATGTGGTAGAGAACCCTTCGGTCCTGCGAAGAGAAGACTTGTTTGAAAACAAGTTCGTTTACCGTGTAGTCATTGCTAAAGGGACATACTACCGCGTTATACCCTCTACATGGAAAGAAGTGTGCTTTATGCGCCTTTTAGAAAAAGGGCTGACTTACGAAGTTCCTTACGACGGGGACGGTCTTCTGATTACTAAAAAAGCAATGCCCTCAGATGAACACTGAACAACTCCTCCTGATACACGAAGAAACGTGTAAAGCCGCGCACGAGATCATGCGCCAGAAGAACTCTGACTACACAGGTGGGTCCGAAGCCACTGATGCCCTTGAGAACTTCAAAGCATCTCGATCCTTGGGACTGCACCCTGCAACCGGACTCCTGCTTCGTGTACAGGATAAGCTGATGCGGATTCGCTCATTCGTGGCTGATGGAAAACTGCGGGTAGTAAACGAATCTGTAGAGGACGCATGCGATGACATTGTCAATTACGCCATCCTCTGCAAAGCCCTCTTGAGAGAGGAAGCAGAAAACAAAGATAGAGAATGATGGATGCTACAACTAAAGAAGCTAGAAAGACTGTGTGCGCTAGTGAATGCAAAGTGTTAGCTACATGGTTGCAGGGGAGGGCCAAGTTAATCGAAGAGGGTCTTACCGATGATGAAAATACTTTAGCAATCCTTGGCCGGTATGTTGGCAGAATTAAAGCTGACGTAGACAAAGCTGGTTGGGTCGCTGAAATAAAAGCACTAGATCACGCCGAGTGATTGTTGGTGTAGACAACGGTCTTGATGGCGGGCTTTGCGCTATCGCACAATTCGACGGTAGCCTTATCGACAAGATTGCCATGCCTTGCCGCCAGCAAAGCAAAAAGCGTGAGATTGATATCTGCAAGATTCACAAGTGGTTATCAGATTTAAACACGCCTTTTGTTTTAGCTATTGAAGAACCACTGGCACATGCAAAGAGTTCGCAAGCCGTGCGCTCTATGGCTATTTCATTTGGCAAGTTACTGGGTATGTCCGAGTGCAAAGGATACGATGTAGTAAGAGTCAGTGTCCACAAATGGCAAAAAGCCATGCTGGGATACATCCCTAAGGGGAAAACAAAACAGGCGGCACTAGACAAGGCGCAGGAACTTGAGCCATCAGAGAACTGGCTGAAGAACAAAAGATGCCGCACCCCCCACGACGGCATGGTGGATGCTTTTCTCATAGCCCATTACATCAGAGAAAGAAAAAGGTTGACGGAAGTCTGACTCCGACCTATTCTGCCCCTGCACTTGTCTGTGCGTGTGTGATGTGTAATAACTCTGACGGGGTGGTAGCAAACAATAGAGCGACTGTGGGGCCAACCACCAAGCTTGTTCTGCCGTGACCCACCCCGTCAGCGTTTAGAAAAAAGTTGATTTTCTTATTGGGGTAGGGCGCGGTCTGTGGTAAGGGCATAGGTAATGCCAAAATACATCACACCACAAACAGTGACTCAGTTCTTTGAGGTTCACGAGATCCCCACACCAGAAACGCTATCTCTCTGGCGTAAGGCTGTTGAGCCTGCTTTCCAGCTAGGCTTTCGCATAGGGAGAACTGAAGACGACAAAATAGTCATCATTACACCAGAGCGCCACCGTAAGGTTTACAAGGGCTTCGGCAACGCCAAATACCGACTGGGCATGGCCCTTATGCATGCAATGTTCAGCAACCGCTTGCACTGATGAAAACTCTATTCCCGAAGCAACAGGTAATCCACGACTTCTTTGTAAACCAGCAAAGACAGGGCAACAATACATGCGAAACATCTGACACCGGAGTAGGCAAAACTGTAACCGCTTGCCAAATGGCAAAAACGCTTGGCCGACCCGTAGCAGTAATATGCCCAAAAGCTGTTGTGCCTTCGTGGGAACGAGAGATGGCTGAGACGGGACTCAGCCCTGTCTTTGTTCTTAACTTTGAGAAGCTCCGCACAGGGCGAACTCCCCATATGAAAAAAGCTGGGAAGAAAATCATGAGGTGGGACTTACCCAAAGATACCCTTGTCTTGGTGGATGAAATCCATAAGTGCAAAGGGCCTTACACCCAGAATGCCCAACTCGTTATTTCTCTTATACAGCAGGGGTTTTCGGTACACGGGATGTCGGCTACAGCGGCGGAAGATCCTACCGAGATGAGAGGGCTTGGGTACATGTTGGGGATGCATTCTCTTAACAAAACAGAGAACGGTCTTCAAAGCTGGTACTCATGGATGTTGAAAAACGGATGTGCCCAGAATGAGTGGGGTAAATGGGAACTAATCAAAAGGTCTGTGCTACCTCAACTACGCGACCAAATGTACAATAAGAATGTAGCCAAGCTAACAGCAGCAGATTTCCCCGACTCGTTTAAAAACAACCGCGTAATTATTGAGACCATTGAGTTCAGTAACTCCTCCAAGATCAGGTCTGCTTACAAGAAAGCAGGGATTACTCCTGAGATTGTCCAACAGTATATTGAGAAAGGTACAGTTGAAGATAGCGACCACGTACTCGTAAACATCCTGCGCGCTCGTCAACTGGCAGAATCATTCAAGATCCCCGACCTTGTTGAGATGACTGACGATCTGGTAGCAGAAGGCAAGAGCGTTGTGCTTTTCGTAAACTTCTCTGACACAGTTCAGACCCTGTGCCAGAACCTCAACTGCGATAGAGTCGAAGGAGGCCAGTCAGCAGAAGAAAGACAGAAAGCCATTGACCGCTTCCAGAATGATGAAAAGCATGTCTTGGTTGTGAACATCGCGGCAGGAGGTACTGGCATATCCCTCCATGACACTAAAGGTAATCGCCAGAGAGTTTCGTTGATCTGCCCATCTTTCTCAGCAAAGAACCACCTCCAAACTTTGGGGCGTATCCACCGCAACGGTGCTAAGAGTGATGCGATCCAAAAGATTCTTGTAGCTAACAAGAGCGTCGAAGAAGCCGTGATGAAAGCAGTCAGTAAACGGCTGACAAACCTAAACATTCTCCACTCCTAAACAACCATATGCCCGACCAACCAGACCATAGCTCCAGAGGACACGCTGAGTTCTCCCCCTCTTCCTTGAAGTACGTCGCCTCATGTGCGGGGTACGAGGGGAAGGACGGGACCAGTGCAGCAGCAGAAATGGGGACACGCATCCACGAAGCGTTGGAAGTCCGTGACCCCTCTGCTCTCCACAACGAAAATGAAACAAGTATCTACGACCAGATTGTAGAGATGGAAACCGACTTCATGGGTAACTTCCCACCCGTGAAGGAAGAACACAACGAGATCCAAGTTGATGTCGCATTAGACGGTACAGAAACATGGGGAACCTGTGACAGGTTTCTAATCCTTGAGTCCGGTACCGAAGCTGTAATGGCTGATTACAAAACAGGCATCAGCATCATCGACCCACCTGACAAGAACTGGCAAGCCAAGGCTTATGCCGTTGGTGCCTTCCAGAAATACAAGGATATCGAGAAGATCGTCTTTGTGTTTTATGTGCCACAGCATAACGACTCTTTGCACCACACGTTCAGCCGCGATGACTTAGCTGGCCTCATTCAGGAGTTGAGTGATGTTATCAAGAAGGGCGAAGAAGTCCGGCCCAAGTGGGCCAAAGGAGAGATAGACCTCAAGGACTGCACCCCGACTCAGTACTGTCGGTTCTGCAAACACGAAGACGCTTGCCCTGCTTTGGGTGGACTGGTCCTCGACGTAGCGAAGAAGCTCGACTCTACAATACCGGATGTGGATCTGGAGAACATCGATGACCCTGCGCGTTTGTCAGAACTCTTCAACATTGCCAAGATCGTGGAGAATTGGGCTGCTCGTATCAAAGAGCGCACAATCGAAGCGGCTAAAGGTGGAGCAGAACTTGACGGCTTAAAGTTACGGTCAATGGGGCGCACCAGAAAGATTATGGACAATGAGACCTTTGCTACCATAGCAGAAGAGCATGGTCTGGAGGCCAGAGACCTATTGGAAGCCGCTAATTTACCCCTCGCAAAGATTGCAAAACTCGTTGGCGCTCAAGCGGAAAAAGGCGGGCGGCGAGAAAAAGAGTTGAATTTTATTGACGCCTGCGAAGAAGCGGGCATTATCCGCGCCTCAGACGAACGATTTACTATCGCTAGTCGTTAATCCAGAAACACGAAACAAGAAACAGTGAGTAAGAAGCAAGCAAGCACTGCGATTGCAGAAGCACCTAAGTCAGAACTCGCCGCCAGCAATGCTAGTGGCATAGCCATCGCATCCAGCGATATCGACGTACCCCGTATCAACGTGGTGCAGAAAACATCCGACATCGAGGCTCCCTTGGGGGCCGTGGTGCTCGACAAACAGCATACCCTTGCTGAAGCGGACCAGACGGTCCCTGTAACTGTTCTTTCCGTCATGAAGGGGTGGCGGGAGAACATAGACTACGACTCCGACGAGATTCCTCAAGTGGCATACACTCAAGAGGACGCTAATCGGATCGAACAGAACAGCGAATACGAGATGCTTGAATTCGCTGAGATCACCCTCCTGTTCCA